AGGTAAGAGAGGGCCACCCCCGTCTCGGCCTTAACGACGGCGGGCTTGTCAGCGTTCTCGCGGGCCACGGTCACGGCCGCAGCGACCCGGGCGTCGGCCTTATCAATCTGCTGGCCGACCTTGGCGAAGTTATCCGCCGGCGGCGTGGCCGTCCCAGTGCCCTCGGTGTCCGGCGAAGTAGCGCAGGCCGAGAAGAGGATGGTAACCAAAATCAGGCGCATCGTATTTTGGTCTAGACCGTTTTACGGTCACTTACCCTTTAGCGCGTCGAGCAGCTTCTTGCCTTCCGACTCCTTAGCTTGGAGCTTGGAGACGTTGTTGCGGTACATAAGCAAGCCAGCGACAAAGCCGGCCAACAGGCAAACGGTATGGGAGATGATTAGGAACATAAGTTAGGAAAGTTTCCCACAGATCCAAAGGTCTGCGCCTACTTTGATTAGTTGCATTATGCCGCTAGTCGACGCCGAAGGGATTTGAACTGTTCCGAGAATGGCCGGTGCGGACATTCCAAGCGGGATGACGTTAACGTCAGAAGCGCCGGTTTGGTTGTTGACCACGACTAGGATAACCGTCCCAACAGAAAAAGAATAAGTTGCGTCATCAGGTACGGAAATGTCGACAGGGGGAAAGCCGCCGGAAGTGCCAGGGCCGACATACACAATGTTGTTGGCGTCTCCTGAAACCAAAGTGTAAGCGTTGCTTGTTACATTGTAAACGGACTTGCCGGGGACGCTGGTAAGGAAGCCGGAGGGGTTGCCGGAAAGCGGGTAAGCGTTTGCGCCGACATAGGTTGAAACGTCGCCGGCAGTCTGGTAGCCAAGGCCAGTTACGTAGGTCGAGACGTCGGTCGAGGTCTGGAAGCCGTCGGGGTTTGTGTTTGGATAGCCAGCCGTGGTCTGCGTCGTTGCGTCGGGGAAGGTCAGCCCGGTCGGATTGACATGCATGTGGCCCGCCGAGTCGTAAACGTCGAGGCCGTTGTATTCGACCGTGGTGCCTTGCGCGTGGTCGTTGGTCAGTTGCACGCCAAGGCCCCAGCCAGCCAGCTCGCTGTCGTGGTTGGAGGTGTCCGAAAGCGTGACCTCGGCGTCGGCGTCCATAGCCCCACCAGCCAAGGGAAGGAAAGAGCCACCGGCGCCGGGCGTCCAGATCAGGACGGTGCCGTCGTACTGTAGCACGTCGCCCGCAGTCGTCGGTCCAGCGGTCGGGTTGACGGCCACCACGCCGTCGGTCAACTGGTCAGCCGCGAGAGCTCCGCCAGCGGGGGCGGTGGTCATGGTCGTCGAGTCGGAAAAGATGATACCCGTGGCCGATAGCGTCAGGCCGCCGGTCATAGTGCCGCCAGCCAGGTCGAGCTTGTCGGCCAGCAGGGCGTCCATGGAGTCCTTGGAATAAAGAGAGAGGGGCATAGGTTTATCAGTAAATGGTTACGGCGTCCCAGGCTGCGTCCTTGCGCATGTAGTAGGAGCCGTCGGAAGGAGCGTCGGTCAATTTAGAGTCAAGGGCGGTCTGCAGATCGGTCTGCGCCGAGAGCGTACCGAGGATGGCGCCCCAAGTTGTCGAGGTGACAGGGGTGACGCCACCCACGTTGACGGTCCAAGCTGAAAAGGTGCCGGTGCCCGTGTGGTTCTTTACGTCAACGACTAGCGCGCCAGTGCTTGAGTTGTAGCTCGTCACCACGCCGTGCATGTGGTAGTTTGTAGGATCAGACGTGCGTGAAATGGTAAGGTCTTGCGTCGCCGAATACGACAGGCCTGTGCCAACGGTCAGTGACTTGTTATTGTTGTCGATTGCCAACGACGTGGTCGAGGTCGTCAGGTAGCGGTCTCCGGGCACGATGGTGGACCAGGTCGTGTCGTAGTTGGTGCCACTTGCTTTGCTCAGGAACTGGCCCGTAGTGCCGCCAGTTGCGACGCCAGCGCCAGTAGCACCCGTGGCCCCAGTTGCGCCCGTTGCGCCCGTGGCCCCGACGTCGCCGCGTGGGATGGTAAAGTTGAAGACGGCCGCCGAGATTGTACCCGCGTTGGTGACCGTGGCCGATGAGCCAGGCGCTCCGGTCGTGGTCGAGCCAGCCGTTGCGGTAGCCGCCGTGCCGGTTGCCCCAGTTGCCCCAGTGGCTCCAGTTGCGCCCGTGCTTCCAGTTGATCCAGTCGCGCCTTGCGGGATGGCAAAGTTGAAGACCGCTGCCGAAGATGTGCCCGCGTTGGTGACCGTAGCCGGTGAGCCAGGAGAAAGGGTCGTCGTGGTACCCGCCGCGATGGTCGCCGCCGTGCCTTGAGCGCCAGGGGTGCCGAGCTCGATGGACAGGCTGGCCGGCGCCGTGGCCAAGACCGAGAGGGCCAGCGTGCTGTCCGTGCCCTCGACCGAGACGGTCAAAGTGCCTAATACCTCAGAGGTGACCGTGATGCTGCTCATGTGGTCTTAGGCGGTGACCTGGTCGACGACGGTGAGGCGGAAGGTGTCTGAAAAGAAGGTGGTGCCGCCGTAGACAAACTTGATGTCTGACCGGGCCGTCCCGAGGGAGAAGTTGGCCGTGGTCGTAGCGGGTAGGCTAGCCACAAAGGATAGCCCGTTGCCGGCCATGGTGATCGTGCAGCTGTACGACGCCCCAGACGAGTCGATGATGTCCGAAGTGACCGTGGTGGTCAGCAGGTTGGCCGGGCCGCCCGCTGCGGGGGTGTAGGTGACCGTGCCCGAGTAGGTCGTGCCGCGCTTGAAGGTGACCGTGTTGCTCATCTTAACCTTGGCGGGGGGTTAAAGCGTGACCGTCGCGTCGGCCGTGTTCTTGGTGTACCCAGACCACGCACCAATCCAGAGGTCTTTTTCGTCCATGTAGTAGGGTTCCGCAATCCATGGCGGGGTGTAGCCTGCACTATCCAAAGCGGGGGTGTTCATCACGCAGGCGTTGGGGAGGGCCAGCGGGCCGAGGTGCTGCTGGTCTACCTTGAAGACGCCGTCCTCCCAGGTCAGGTCAGCAATCTTCCACTTCTGGCAGTTGTAGTTGTACGCGTGAACGGAAGGCGCGTTAATGATAGTAATGGACTCACTGCCGGCCGGAGTTAAAACCACGAGAGGTTCATTTTGGTACGTCACAGCTTGTAATACACGTACATGTTGAAGCCACCCGGGAAGGGGTCGGTGTAGTTGTCAGCTTCAGACGCAATCTCAAGGACGGCCAGATAGGGGACGGGAGGGTCCTCATCGTCAGCGCACATCACAATGAAGACGCCGTAGTGCTTCTCTTCGTCAATCTTGATGTACCCGCCCTTGTCGACCCAAGGCGTGGCGGCCTCATTTGCGAAAGGGCCGTCGACCTGAGCGTCGTCGGGGTATGCCCAAACCTTTTGGACCTCGGCCTGAATGGGAGCAGCCGCATAAGGAGCCGTTGCAAAGTAAGAGAAGTAGCGCACAAACCCCTTGCGCACCGAGACGCCCCAGACGCCCTCGGAAACCTTGCTGCAGTTAACCTTGAACTGGTCCGGATCAGACTGCTGGTCTGGGAAGTCGACCGTGAGGGAGGTGCCGTTCTGGCCCGCGCTCAGGCTGTAGCCGTTGCCGGGTTGCATGATTAGGTTCCGAAGAGGGGGTAAACTTCCGGCACCCATCCCTCGACCGAGTAGCGCAAGGTGTAACTGATTTTGTAGACGTTCAGGCCGTAGTCCTCGAAGTTGACGGAAGCCAGGAGCAGCTGCGCACCGACCTCGCCGTCGTACGACGTGCCCATGTAGTTGGGAACTAGGACCGGCAGATAACCTTGAAAATCTTGGCTGTTAGACGAGAAGCCGACCGCTGACCTCATGGTCTGCACTAGGTTGTCACCTTCTGGGTTTGACTCGCCGCCCTTTACATAGATGACGCCAGAGAAGCCAGTGGTGGGCGAGAGGTATGACTTGCGGCCGTAGTATTCGGAGAACTCTGGATCAAGGAAACCGACAAACTTGCCACCTGTTACTTGGGTAAAGTGTGCTCCGTGGGCGCCCTTGTAGAGTGTAGCGCTGCTTGCGTCTACCTTGAAGGTCGACTGTGCATAGATGGGCGCCGTCACTGTGCCGCTGCCATAGCCAGCGATGGCGTAGTTGCTGTCGGTATTAGTAAAAAAGTTGCGGTGCGTCTCGATGGGCTCGCTGCTGGTGGCCACGGCGCCGGAGACGTTGGGGTCGGTGACGGTGGGGTCGCCTTCCTCGGGGGCCGTGCCTGTATTGATGCCGACGTAATCGATGGACAGCGTGGCTATGCCGTTGCGATCGTACGACGCCGAGACGCGGTTGGACCACATGAAGGCATCGAAGGGTTCCACCGGGTGAGCCACGCCGCGCTCAAACTCAGCGATGGCCAAGGCGTAGTCACGGTCTAGCTTGAACGTGCACTTGCCAGTCCATAGGCCATAGCCGTCTTGGCCCACGGTCCAGCCTGCTTGGAGGACCGGGCTGGAGAGGTCGTTGCCTTTGTTGATGCGTGCCATAGTTAGGAGACGTTGGTGGTGTCGTAATAGACGTTCTTGGAAGCGTTGCCGTTGCTGGTGTCCTTGGTAAAGTCGCTAGTTGTGCCGGATGCGTTGGCGATGATGGCCAGGTACTCGTTGGCCTGCTTCTGCAGCTCGACCTGCTGGTTGAGTAGGTTCATCTGCGGGGACAGGCCGACGCCGAAGGTCGAGTTATCGCCGGCGAAAAGGGCAGGCTCCTTCTTGTTCTTTTCGTCTTGGGCCTTCTGTTGCTCGTCAGCCAGGGCCTTCTTCATGTCGGCCTCGTTCATCTTCATGATGTCTTCTTGAACTCTCTTAATCATAGCCAAGTTAAATGCCGAGATAGCGGGGCCACCTGTCTCCATGTTGATGCCGGCGTTTTTATTGTAGTATTCCATGCCGCGCGGATCGCGCATGAGGAACTCTTCAACCACCACTTGCTTGGCTTTTTTAGCCGATGTCTGCTCTTCCTCGGTGCGGAGGTCCACCTTTAGCTTTTGAGCCATAAAGCGCGTTACCGCGTCGACCGGGGATTTGTTGAGGTCTTCCACTTTTACGCCAGCCGCAAAGTCTACCGCGTCCTTGGCGTCCTGACGGGCCTTGGCAATCGCGTCGCCGATAAAGCTGATGGCCGTATGGATGAGGGCCACGGGGGCAAGGAAGGAGAGGAACAGGTCCTTGCCGGCCTCGCTGAACTTCTTGCCGATGGCCGCTGTCTGCTTGTCCATGTCAGACATGGCCTTCTTGGCCTTCTCGGTCTGCTGCGGGACATCCGAGGTGCCCTTGATGTTGTAGGTGACGTCCTGGCTCATGGTCTCTTCACTCTTGGGAAGTCGTAAAGGCCGCCATGGCTTCCTCTTCCTCGGTGGTCAGGATGTTGACGTCCACCCCCTTCAGGCCGGCAAAGGCCGTCGATAGCCAGACCGCCTGACATTCAGGCATCTCCCAAGCCCGGCGCTCGTCGATGCCGTTGCTGATCAGATTGGCCACCATGTTGAGCGCCCAGGGCATGCCAACGTCAGCCGCCCGCTGGCTCTCCGTCTTTTCCCAGAACTTTGGCCAGTGGCCCTCTAGCATGTAGACACGGAAGTCGGCCATGGCCTTGATAAAAGTCTCGGGGTCCTTGTTCCAGCGCTGAAGGATTGCCCGGTCCTTGGCGTTGATGTCATCAATAGGTGACTCGGCGCAGGTCTTGATGGCGGCCAGCATAGCGCCAGCGGTCATCTCCCCTGGTTGGACAAAGGGCGAGCCAATGGCGTGAAGCCGTACCCGGTATTTTAGGCAAAAAGGGTAAACGACATAGCCCAGAATGTTAATCTGGGCCGGGTCGGTGAAGGCGTTAATGAAGCGGGCGTCCAAGGCCCTACTCTTTACACGTAGGTGGCGATGGCGTCAAGCTGCTTGACCTTGACCGTCACTCGCACGAAGTCCTTGTTGCTGCCTTTTTCCTCAACAGACTCCACCACGCCGGTGATGGTCTGGGACACGCCAACGTCAGTCTTGGTAGCGATGGTGCAAGAGGCGCCCACTTCAGGCATGTCGACCGTCTTGGCGATGCCTTCGATGCTGATCTCGCGGCCAATGCCGTCGTAACGAAGGGTCACGGTCACGCCCGTCTCGTCGGCGGCCTTGTCGTTAAGCTCGAAGTTTTTGGTGACCGTCAGGGACTGGGCGAGAAAGTTACTGATGCCGCCCTGAGCAGCCACGCCGAACAAAACAGTAACGCCTTTGAGTGTAGCAGCCATAGGTTCTTAACCTTGGGCCCGTGGTCAAGGGGCCAGCACGCAAAGCACCGACAGGCGTAAGACGGTGGCCCACGCCCCGGTTTGCTCGTCGAGGCCCTGATCCTCGGACTGCACGGTCACGTCATAGAGGGCCGCGTCGCCGTTGCTCGTAAACTGGGCGGCCATGGCGGTCACGTCGGCCAGCGCCCCGACCATCGCGGCGGCCTTGGCCCGGTGGTCCGTCAGGGTCACGTCGTTGGCGTTGTCGTGCAGGACGCAGCGGACCTGGCAGTCATAGTTGCCTAGGCCATCAGGTAGGCCAGCGGGGGTGCCGGCGGAGTCGCAAACCACGACCACCTTGGGCATCACCGAGTCGGCGGTGCTGTCGCCCGGGTAGATGTTGGTGCCCGTCAGGCCGACTTCAGCCTGGAGCATGGTGACGAGGTTGCCCTCGACGATGTGACGGATGGAAGCGGTGCCCATGGTGTTATTGTTTTTTGTTAAACTTGTCGGCCGCCTTCTTGAGCCGTTGCTCAAGGTCTATGCGCAGCATCTTGTAGCGTAAGCCTAAAACGGTCGATTTGACGTCAGCCTGGGTGCTCACGTTGTTTAGGTCGGCGATGCCGTTGGTAAGCATCAGGTCCACGTTGCTCTTGGTGTCGGTGAAGGTGTAGTTGCCCGCCGTGCCGGCGTGGGC